CTTGGTTTCCGTTTGGGTTAGCATTTTGCTGTTCTCCCTTGTTCATAGATTTTTCTTTTAGCATCAATTCTGCCAGTTTAAAGCGACGTTCAAACTCTTTATCGTCTGCGTCACCCTCTTGCAAGTTACTTGATACTGCCTTAATACGATCCGTTTGAGCATCGTAATCCACAACGCTAGTTTCAGCACGATATTTCTCTGCACGAGCTTGTGCTTCGGCTGCCTGAGCGTTGAGAGCTGCTGCAGTGGCTTGTTCTTTAGCCATTGCCACCTGTAGCTGCATTTGTTGCATCTGCTGAGCCTGTGGATTAGGCTGCTGAGATTGTTGTAGACGTGAAATTAGCTCCTCACGGTTGCTAATGTTCATATTTTCAATGATAGATTCGATCAACATTGGATACATTGGAGAATCTTGCTTCATTGTCTGTAGCAATTGGACTAATTGTGTTACTTCGTACTCACGAGCAATAATTCCAAGAGTAGAAGTTGGAATAAACTTGTAATCTTGCACTGGATACAGCTCTGGAGCAAACTGCATATATCGATGAGCTGTCTTAGTAATCAATGGAAGCAAGAACAGCTCTTGAAAATTGATCAAAGTGCGCTTATGACGCTTAATGATCGCTCCGAGAGACATGGAAATGCCCGCTGCAGTTGCTTCAGAACCTGCAAATGATGGAATCCCTGCCGTATCAATAGCACCAGTAGCTTGTTGAACCATAGCTTGTAGTGCTTGAGCCTGTACAAAAGAAGTTTGATCAAGACCACCAAACTTAAAGGGCTGAAGGATCTCTGCAGGGTTACCGTTGGTTAGCAACATTTTGCCCGGACGAATCTCTGGCTTCATGCCACGAGGGAGTCGAGAGGCGTCAATTGCCATCATTGGGTGAATTGTGAGTGCTAGAGCGTCAATGCGAGCACGTAGTTCAGTGTCTAAAGCTTTCTGTGAGTTGTAACCCTTCTCACAAACACCACGACCCCAAAAACGAGAAGGTACTACGTCCCAAGGGAATGCAACGATTGGACGATCTTGCATCATGTATGGGTTTTCTTCAAGCTTCAGTAGTTGTCCACCGTTAGCAATGACCACCACTGCCTCAACGTACATTGATTCTTTAGTTTCTTCATCTTCTGATAAACTAACTAACTCTTCATCCTCACCAACACGAGTATTCTCAAAGAGGTCACGAGGTACAAGACCATAGTACTTAGTCAAACGTACTTTGTCTTCAGTGAATGCTTGTAGCTCACGATCAGGTTCTAAGTCATAATCTGTAGGAGCAATCTCTAGTTGTACGTCTTTGTAAACACCACGTTCAATGTCTTGTTCAACTTGGTGAATTGGTACGAACTCATCAATGGCAACACCTAGTGCTTCATCAGTACTAGTAGCCACTGGGTCAATTAGGAAGTTCTGAGGAAGCACTGGACGCAGCTTAACGACAAAACGATCAGCGATAGTAACACCTACTGCCTGTAACTGACCGTCCATGATTGGTTGTGTCGCAGGTTTCATCTCCTTGACTTCTTCAAGGACTAACTCACCAATACCAGTACCAAAAACTGCTGCATTGAGGATACACTCAGCAACTGCTTGACGAGTCTTAGTAAACTTAAAGTCTTCCTCAAGATGCTTACGCAAGTGAACCATGTCACCTTTGTTAGAATCCATCATGTCATCAGCAATGTCAAACCACTTACCACGACCAAAGGTAGCTTCTTCAACTTCAGCTACACTAGACTCCACAGCTTGCTGTAGGGCAGGTGAGATAATCTTGGAACGCTCTGATTGACGCATGGAGTCTTCAGAAGCCCAAATGCCACGCCAGAGTCTATAGTACTCTTCATGACGTTCTGCATAGTTAGATTCGTAATGATCACGCCACTGATCACATTTATTCATTACCCAGTCAGTAACGTCTTGTTGAATGTACTTTTCTTCCATATTAATATCCCGCTAGTGTGTCTAGCATTTCAAAATCATCAAATTCAAAGTCTTCGTAGTGATAAGGAACTTTGGCTAATTGGTCAATGTAGGCTAGTGAGTCAATTAAGTCGTCATGCACTAGCGGATTAGGAAACTGAAATAACTGATCAAGGAATGGAGTATTCCACTCACCTTTGTTCATTTCAATGTAACCGTTCTCATAGCG